TCAACAGCGAGAACGCCAGTGCCGCGAACCGTGTTCGACACCGAAGCGCGGTGGCCGTCCAGTTCCGAAGTCTCGATGCCGAGGCGGAAGTTCGGATACAGCTTCTGCTCCGAGTTGGTCCCACGCAGCGCGGAGAACTTCGAAGCGTAGGTCGGGTCCAGAGCGATGTCACGGGGCACGTACCCGTCCGCGAGAACCAGGGCGTCGGCGGCGTCCAAGCTCACGTAGGGCTTGTCCGTGGCGACGTATTCCACGAGATTCGTGGTATCTGTGAGGCCACCGTTCATGGCTGCGACAACAGCGCCACCAGTCGGGTTGATCTCGTGGAACACACCGAAGTCCAGAGCGCGGGACAGTGCCGGCTGGATCAGTTCGAGGATCTCGTCAACAACCTCAAGCTGACGGTCCTCATCAGCCCACAGAACTTCCTCGTTGAACCGGAGAGTCTTGTGGAACTTGAACGGCTTGATCGCCTTGGACGTCGGGGTGACAGTCGAAGCGCCCTTCTGCCCACCTTCAGCGACGTACTCAGCCTCGCCGATGTCGAACGTCCACGACTCGCCCTCACCGAAAGTCATCGGAGTCTGCGCGGACAGGCTCGCAACGCAGGACCCGTTCTGGATCTTCCCCAGCCAGGGGGCGATTTTTTGTTTGGGGATCGAAAGCGATCCGGTGGCCAGTGTGGCCATAATTTCCTCCTAAAGGAAAGGTTTGTTAGTCGGCGCGTGAGAACAGGTTGCGAACGAATTCACGCTCGTCCGTATTCGAGCTGCCCGGGGGAGTGGTGCCCTCTTTCGGGGCGTAATTACCTTGCTTCTTCCGGTCTTCCTCACGGCCCGCCAGACGCTGTGCCTGAGCTATGAGAGTTGACTCATCCGATCCGGTGAGGAACAGGTCAGCGTCCGAAGGTTCGCCCTTGGGCCCTTTCTTCGCGCTGATCCCGAACTCTGCTGCGACCCTTGCCCGGAGCGCATCGGCCTCGGCTTTCGTGGCCCGCGCTTCCATGTCCGCGACTCGCTGCTCAAGGGTGAGGCTTTCGCCCGCCCTGGTTTTCAGCTCGTCGTAGTCACCGAACTTGTTCTTCGCCTGCTGCGCCAGGCGCTCGCGGACGATGCGGTCAACATCGGCCTGCGTGAACGTCTGGCCCTGCGGCTGCTGCTCGCCGCTAGGCTGCTGCTCGCCAGAAGGCGTGCCGGGTTCAGTGGGTGTTGTGGGTGCAGTTGTCATCGGATATCCCCGTTTCTGTTCCGTCGAACGTAAGACCGGTCTTGAAGCGCGACCGTAGCGCTTGTTCCCACGGTTATCCGTGGAAGTCTGAATAGTTGGTGTTCAAGTACTCGCGTAAAGCTGCCTGCTGCGCTGGTGTGCGTTTCTTCCGGCTTGCCAGATATTGCATCGCTGACGCTTCTTCGCCGTAGTCGCTGGATGAGAACACGGGTTGAGCCGTGCACTTACAGTTCCCGTGCGCGGCGAACCGTGCCGTGGTGTCGCTGTAAACCGCCCCACGGTCAGCGAGCATCCGGCAGAGCTTACAACCGCCGTTCGTTACCCGCCGCCAACCAACAGCGGAAGGATCCCGGCGACGGTTCGTGAGGATCGTGTCACGGTAAGGCCGTGCGGTCTCCAACTGCACAACCTCAGCAAGCCGACCCGCAGCCGGGCCAGGATCATCCGTGAACAGAGGGTCAGACGCCCAAGCAACAGCGCGGCGGATCTTCTCCGTGCGATCCAGGATCACAGGCTCAGCGATGTAGAGCTTCGGGGCCGCTTCCCGTTCCCGCTCATCGTCGTAGAAGTCAGCCGCCAAAGCAGAAGACCCCAACGAATAATGAGCAACAACAGCCGGCGCCGCCTCAAGCAGCAACGCCCGCTGCTGCTCCGGAGAACCAGAGACCCGCCCCAGCAGAGTCATAGCGGCATTCACAGCCTGACCAACAACTAGCGTCAGGGCCGCCTTAGACTCACCCGCCGTCGGCATTAGCCTGCGGCGTCAAAGCCGCCACAACAGCGCGCCCTGCAGCGCGCCGCTTATCCGCCATCGCCCGCCGAATCTGCTGCTCATCCAAGCCGAGCAGCTCCAACCCAACCTCAGTCTCAGCAAGCCAGGGGACGACGCCGATCTGCTTAGCGCCAGCATCGGCCGCAGCGGCCCGCGAAAGGTAGATCGGGGACCGCCACTTGGTTTCGATGGAGCCCCACGATTCCGGGATCTCAGATAGCCCGTTCTGGATCGCCAGTGCCCGGTTCACCGTGCGGCGGATCGGAACAGACCAGTCATCCATAGCCCCCTCAGCCTCAGCAATCAGGTTCTCCCTAGACGCAGAATAAGCATCAGCGCTAGTCGGGTTCGCCATGTCCGTCAAAGCGAAATCCGAATCCGGCAGATCCGTCTCCCGCGCCATAAGCTTCGCCAAAGCATTCAACTGCGCCAAGTGCGGTTCTGGCGACTGTGCATCGAACTGCTTCACATCAGCACGAGGGTTTTCCGCGTCAGGGTCGTCCGGGATCCCGAACGTACGCCCAAGGGCGAGCTGCCACGACGATTTCACCGAGCCGTCAGCGTTCTTGAAGATCCCCTCGTCAGCGCCCATCAGGATCATCTTCGGGATCGTGTAGACGTCCATGTGGCCCTCAAGGCGGACCAGCGCCCGCAGCGCGGAACTGACATGGGCCATAACCGGTCGAGTAATGCGTGACTTGCCCATCCTGCGGGAGCCCCGCGGACGGTACACCAGTGGGTCAGCAGGAACGTGCCAAGGGTGGACAGAACGCTCAACCTGCCATTTTCCATCAACCTTGTCGGCGCTGATCGTCAATCCGTCAAGGTACAGGATGAAGCCCGTGATCTTTCCATCCGTGCGACCCGTCACCGACAGAAGATCATCAAGTCCACGACGGCGGGGGTTCCAGTGCCCGAAAGCATTCAGACCGTCCTTAGCGTGGACCAGCGCGGCCGGCTCGCCCGCAGACTCATCACCTTTCGTGGTGATCAGGTAATTGACCCCATGAATCAGCGAGTCAGTGCGACCCTGTGAAAGCTCAGAGAACAGGAAGTTACTTTCCTCAAGATGGCTCATGCCGAGAGACTCGAGATCCCCGTCAGCCCAAATCATCCGCTCCAGGTTGCAGCGACGGGCGAGGCCATCAACACCCTTAGCCGCCCACCCAAGAGCCAACCCGATATTGGCGTACTGCGGCGGAATAACAGTGCCGATCTGCTGCACAGCCCGCTTACCGTCATAGTGCGAGGAACGCAACAGGTTCCGCGGCTCCTTCTTAGCCAAATCCTCGGCGCACAGGTTCAACGTCACCAGTTCGTCGTCACTAAGCCCAGGAACGGACAGCTTCTCGAAGCTCACAGAACCACCGCCGTCCTAGATCCAGCACGCCTCACCGGACGTTTCACGTTTTCGTTTTGAGCGCCCCACAGGGCTAGGGTCTCCGCGACAATAGGGGTGATGTCCGAGGCCGCGTCTTTCCTGTTCCACGCCCAGCCGCCGGCAAGGGGGCGCTTCCGAGCCAACGACAAAGCCACATTCACTTGCGGCTGATCAGTGTGCATCACCGAACGGTCAATAACCCCGTCGTAGAACTTCGCGCACGCAATCGACATATGCCGGCCCTCAGCAGCCGCCAGAGTCACCAAAACGTCAGTGCCAATCAGATAATGCTTGCCGCGGCGTTCCTCAACAAGGCCCGACATCTCATCAACAACAACAGCATGCAAACGGTTCTTCGCAGCCCGCGAAACAACCCAAGGAATCACCCAGTCAACGCCCTTACGGCTATCATCCAACTCCACATGCCAGCGACCATCGGCCCTCTGACCAGCCAAAGCCACCGACGCAACAGAACGACTAGGCGGCACATCAATAGCCAACGACAACCGCTCAATAGCCATCGACGCCGGATCAGCAACAGCGTTCCAGTCGTCTTCGCTGATAACGCGATGCTGAGAGTCCGCATCCCAGATGCCCATGGCCTCACGGAGGAACGAATCTTCCGACAGACGCAACCGCATACGCTGGATCGCCTCAAGCGGCGTCCGATGAGGAAAGGACGGATTAGCCTTAGCCAACTGCGCCATATCGTCCGGCGACGCATCCCTGTCAGCGCTGAACTCGATATAGAGCGTGTCGCCGGCACCCGAACCAGACTCGATAGCCTCGGCGCGCATGCGCTCAAAGACCTCTCCTGGGTCCTGCGGACGGGGCGGCGTCCCCGTGAAAATCGCCAACGCATTGGGCGACGCATTCATGGCCGGCAGCATGTCGTCAAGAGCGCGTTCCGTAAGGATCTGCGCCTCGTCAAAGACCTCAATATCAACCTTCGCGAAACCGCGCCCAAAGCCCGTCTCACGCGCCCCGAAAAGAACCCGCGAGCCGTTCCGAAAGAGAATGGCCTCTTCGCCCGATCCTGTGAAGACCTGCTCAACGTGCGGTTCAATCTTCCGCCGCTTGGTCATTCCCTTCATCGCCCCGAAGGTTTCCTTGGCCGTCTTAAGCCGGTGGGCAGTCCACAGCACCGTCAAATTAGGAAAGATCAAACAAAGTGCAAAGATGATCGCGCCAATCAGGTACGTCTTGCCGACCTGACGCGGAATGGACATGGCCACGCCGCCGACCACGGCCGAATACTTGCCATCGGAACGCTTCGCCAGGATGGCACGCCCCGCGCCGTCCTGCCATCGGTCGAATCCAAGACCCAGCTCTTTGCACTTGTCCCGAACCGAAGGCCAGCCCGTTGACTTGATTCCCTTGGGGAGGATTACATGCCGCGCAGCCTCAGATAGCTTCTTCGTCCCACTCTTCGTCTGGGGTTGCGCTACCGCCATGCTCCTCAGCCTCCTGCCGGACCTTCACATCAATCGCTTCAATCTCGCGACTAATTTCCTGAAGCCGTCGCGACAAAGCTGCTAGATCGCGTGGGGGACAGTTTGGGTCCTGCACCGTCTCGGCTACACGGCGGCGCATAGCGACCAGCAATTCACGCTGATCTCCAGCTTCCGCAGCCTCGGTGATGGTTCGAACCTTCTTCGGAGTGGGAGGCTTTTCATTCGCACCAACAGCCCTCAAGGGTGACTTGCGAGCGGCCATGCGAACCACCTCCAGTGTGGAAAAAATGCTAC